GCTGCGCGTAACTGTCCTCGCCCGGATCCCACGCGTTCGTCCACGCATGCGTGCGGCCGCCCATGCCGGCGGGCTCCTCGACGCCTGCGTGGGTGGCGACCGCTATCATGCCGTTCGACTTCGTGTACAGGCCGGCCTCGTCCTGTTCGGCGTCCGTGATCGGGTTGCCCAGACGGGACTTCGCGGAGGCGGTCACCACGTCGATGCGGTCCAGATCCAAGGCGTCGGCCTCGCCCTCGCGCCCCGGCTGCAGTATGCGGATGAAGGTGTCCCTCACGCGCATAAGCTCCTTGAGCGGGCCAAGCAGGATCGTCGCCACGAGAGGCCGGTAGATGTTGCGCACCTGCTCCTCGGAGTTCGCCGTCAACTGGATGAGCGGCGACGGATGCCGACGGCCTTTCGGCTCGCCCGGATTGTATGGCCACTCCCAGCCGCACGGACAACCGTTGTCAGCGCAACGGTACATGTCGCCTTCTCGCGCCCAGCCATCGAAGATGGTTGGGCCCGCAGCCCTCGGCGGCGGTGAAGAACGCCCGTGCATGGCCCCTTGGCCCCATTTCTGCGGTCCGACGGTCAACGTCATTCGATAGGTGAACGCCTGATTGAGCACCATCGGATTGTCGACGGTGACTTCCTCGGGCGGCACATATGGGGCGTCCACGCGGATGCGCCAACGGTTCGCCGCCAGCCAGTACTGCCAGTCGGACAGCACCACCGGACGGCCTCGCAACGGGCCGTCAGGCTGCCGGCAGTGACGTTCGATCCATGCGCACACCAGATGCCCCAACGTGGGGAAGTCGATGAGCCATGAATCCTCGTCAGCCATTGCCGCTCATCCGACGCTGGTACACATGCTTCGTCTCGTCCATGGGAGAGCGTTCGGCGGCTGATTCCTGGTTCAGCTCCTTGGCCCTGCGGCGCGTGAACTCCGAATCGACTGGCTTCCGCTCGGCCTCGGCCTCGATTTTCCAGCCTAATGCCTGCAATCCGGCGGCGCTCATGCCGACGCGGTCGGAGATGCGCAGCAGCACGGTCAACGCCGTGGGTGCCGGCGCGATCTCGCATGCGGTGGAAAGCCGCGCGTACAACGCCAGTTCCCGGATCATCCACTTGAACTGGGGCAGATGCCAGGCGCGTGCCTGAGGCAGCTTCCACAGCCACTCCACTTCTCCGCCTCAAGCCTGCGGACGCGCTCGTCATCGGCGGCTCCCCGTTGGAGGCATTGGAATATGGGCGCAACCTGCTGGTCATGCTTACCTCTCTGGCGGTCATGGACACCGCCCGCCAGGCGGAGTCACTGGACATCACCAGCCGTCCCAAGGTCGGCTACATCCGCGTCGAATCCGCCACCTGCTGCGACCGATGCATGCTGCTGGCCGGCAAATGGTTCCGATTCAACGAGGGGTTCCTGCGCCACCCCCACTGCCACGGCCGCCACGTGCCCTGCAGCCAGGGCATGGCCAAACAACAGGGGTGGATCAGCGACCCCATGGAGGGTTTCAAAAGTCTCTCCCGTGAGGAGCAGGACAAGCGCTTCGGCGCGAATTACGCGCAGGCCATCCGCGATGGCGCCGACATCTACCAGGTCGTCAACTCGAAACGCGGCATGCAAAGGGTGGGCAAAGGCTATACGGCGTTGACCACCAGCGAGGGCACCACACGATACGGGTGGGCCAGCATGCAATACGCCCAGCAGTCCGGCCGGAGGATGAAACGCCGCCTGTCCATCGACGGCATCTACTCGCTGACCGGAGGCGACCGGGAGAAGACCATCTCTGCGTTGAAGGCCAACGGCTACTACGTGGACAACGACTGGCGCGGCAAGGTGCCCGAGATCCGCAAAAGCATGTGGCTGCACGACAACACGTACCGGCAGGGGCGCGTCGAACTATTGACCGCCGCCGAGAAGCGCGTTCAGACCGCGAAGCTCCGCTACGAGGCCGTATTGGAGGGACGCAATCCGAACGATGGCCGCATGCCCCTCACCCCCGAAATCGCGGCCCAGTGCGAACGCGAATACCGCCGATGGGTCACCTCCGGCGGCCAGATTTTCCAGCAATGATCCAGCGAATCGAAAGGAAGAACATGGATCCCGCAAACCAGAACCAGCAGACAGGCGACAACGAGTCCAAGAAGCCGGAGAACACCGGCGGCGAGGATTGGCAGTCGAAGTTCGAAGGACAGCGGAAAGTCAACCGCGACCTCGAAAAGAAACTGAACGAAGCCTACGCCAAGGCCGACAAGGTCGACGAACTCGAAAAACAGATCGCCGCCCTGCAGGGCAAGGAAGCCGAATACGAGGCCGCCCGGAAGGAGCAGGCCGTCAAGGACGAGGCCCTTGCCGCCGCCAACCAGCGCATCCTCAAGGCCGAAGTCCGCGCCGCAGCCAGCGGCAAGCTCACCGACCCGGCCGACGCCCTGCGCTACCTCGACCTGTCCAAGTTCACCGTCACGGATGACGGAAGCGTGGACAGCCAGGCCATCGCCAATTCGATCGGCGAACTGCTGGAACAGAAACCTTATCTCGGGAAAGCCGAGCAAGCACCCTCGGGTGCGAACATCACGCCGCCCAGCGGAACACGGGACGGCGACCGCCATCAGGGTCAGCTCACCCGAGACGACCTGAAAACCATGAGCCCCGCAGAAATCGTCAAAGCCCAACAGGACGGGCGACTGAAGGACCTGCTCGGAGCCAACTAAACGGAAGGAGGCCTTAAATGGCCATCACCAATTTCATTCCCGAACTGTGGAGCGCCAACATCCTGCTGGAACTCCAGAAGAACCTCGTCTACGGTTCCGCCGTGAACCGCGACTACGAGGGCGACATCGCCAACTACGGCGACACCGTGCACATCACCGGCATCGCGCACATCAGCATCGGCGACTACACGGCCCACACCGACATCACCATCGAACCGGCCACAGACAAGGACGCCGGCGAACTCGTCATCAACCAGAGCAAGTACTTCGCGTTCGAAATCGACGACGTGGAGAAGCGCCAGGCCATGAACAACCTGACCGCCGCATATTCCCGGGACGCCGCCTACAAGCTGCGCGACCTGACCGACCAGTACCTGGCCGGCCTGATGGCAGCAGGCGCGAAGAGCAAGCTCGACCCGATTTCCGGCGCCACCGCCACCAAGGCGTACGACACCATCGTGGATCTGGCCACCGCATTGGACAAGCAGAACGTGCCAGACGCGGGCCGTTGGGTCATCGTCAACCCGGACTTCTACGGTCTGCTGCGCAAGGACAGCCGTTTCGTCGCTGGCGCCGAGTCCGCTCATTCCACGCTGCTCAACGGCGTGGTCGGTGAGGCCGCGGGCATGACCATCCTCAAGTCCAACAACGCTCCCGCAGCCAAGGGCGGCTCTGCCTCGGCTCAGACCGATGAGGGCAACGTCATCATCGCCGGCACCAACGCGGCCACCACGTTCGCGGAGCAGATCGCCAAGGTCGAGGCCACCCGCAAGGAGAAGGGCTTCGACGACATCGTCAAGGGCCTGCACCTGTACGGCGCGAAGGTCGTGCGCCCCGAAGCGCTGGCCACCGTACACTTCAAGGTGGGCAAGTGATGGCCGGCAGCTATGAGGCCATGCCCTACTTGGGCGAAGCCGAATAACCGCATAAGGGGGGGCTCATGGACACGCTGGCAACGGTCAAGGACCTTGATTCATACGGCATCGAATACGCGGACGGGAAGCTCGCGGGCAAGCTGCTCGAATCGGTTTCCGCAGCGGTGCGCGACGCCGCAGGGTGCCCCATCACACGCGGCGAATACACGGTGACCATCCCCGGTGAAACCTCACGCAGGCTCGACCTGCCCATGCGCCCCGTGATTTCCGTGAGCCGCGTGCTCATGGACGGCGAGGAGACCGGGGATTGGAAGCTGCTCGGCAACGCGCTGTACAGGGAAAGCCTGTGGAGCCTGCCGAACATGGTCCCCTGTTCCGTCACCGTCACCATGCTCGCCGGCTATGACCCGGTTCCCCCGGACATCGTGCGCCTCGTGTGCAGCATGGTCGCAGCCGGACTCGTCCAGCAGTCGAACGGCGGCCCCGGTGCTCACCGCGACGAATCGTACGCGCGAATCGACGACGTGCAGATCGGCTACCGTCAGGGCGACTCCGAGATCATCGACGCACTCGAACTGCCGGAGGGCACGAAACGAGCCCTCCGCAACAGGTTCGGCATGCGAGGCATCGCCATAGGGGTGTTCCGATGAACGTGCAGCATATCCTCAACCGAGGCCGACAGCTCGCCGAATCGTTGATGACCGACCAGTGCCGCGTCACCCATATGGGCAAACCGGTCACCGACCCCGAAACGGGACTGGTGGGACCGGCCGCGAACACCGTGTATGAGGGCAAGTGCAAGGTGCAGACCTCGGGTGGTCTGGCTGCCGAGAACACGGAGGGCGGCATCGTCGAAGCGTTGGGTGCCGTCACCCCCGTGTGGAGCATGTACGTGCATTTCCCCTACGGCACCATGGGTTTATTGCCGGGTGACGTGTGCGAGATAACCGAGGCCGATGACCCGAATCTCAAGGGCAGGAAACTCCGGTTGTTGAACATGCAGTCCGAGAAGACACACTCCACCGCATGCCGGTGGAATGTGAAGGAGGTGGGCAACAGCAATGAGTGACATCACCATAGACGCTTCGGAGCTGACCGCGTTCGGCCGCAGGGTCGCCTCCGCGCACGCCATGGCTTCGGTCAAGGTCGCGCAGGCGGTGAAGAAGGGCGCGCAAAACGTCAAGGAGTCCATTCAGGAGGACGTTGCCGGTTCCGGCAACGCCGGCATCCGCAAGGTGCAGGTCGCCTACGAGCTGGGCAGTACCGGCACCACTGTGTACGCGGACGTGAGCCCCCGCGACGGCGGGGCCTCCGACTTGGCCAACATCGCGTTCTTCGGCACCGCGAAAGGCGGCGGAACCCACTGGTTTTACCAGTTCGCCGAACAGGAATTGCCCACGCTCGCCGAATACGTGGGAGACGCGGCCGACGACATGCTGATAGGAGCCATCGGATTATGAGCGTCATGGACTTGACCAACGCGGTTCTCGATCTGCTGCCCTCCATGCCGTCCGGCGTGAAGGTGTACAGGCAGGAGGAGCCGCTGGAGTCGGAGATGCCGCCGTGGATCATCGCGCACGTCTCCACCGACCGTCATGTGATGGCGGAGACGATGCGGTTCACCGCCCACTCCGCCCTGTTGGAGGTTCGCGCCGTCAGCACCACCGCCGACAGCGTGAACATCTGGTGTGACGACATGCTGATTCCCGCGTTGGCGAACCGCTCCCTCACCCGGCCGCCGGGCTACACGGTCGGCCAGCTCACCCTGTACGAGGATTCCGGCGCATACGCGGCCGGTCTGACCGCCGACGAAACCGCGCGCCGCTACCAGGTGCGCGTCCTGAGGTTCCGCTTCACGTGGAGCCGACCATAGTCAACCAATCATTTACCAAAAGTCTTCAAGGAGCACATTATGACCATGAAACTGGGTACAGAGATTCCCGGCACCAGTGCCGAGGGCAACATCACCACCATCTGGGTGCCGGAGATCAAGAACATCAAGGCCCCGACCATCATCGAGCTCGAGGCCGGCACCGACATCTCGAACTACGTCATGCTTGGCGGCTGGAGCTTCGACCCGTCGCAGGACACCGTGTCCGACCAGCGCGAGAACGCCGTGCAGGACTTCGGGGCCCCCGGCCGCAAGAGCGCCGGCGACATCAGCATCGAGGTCATCGATAACACGAACACGGAGCACAAGGAACAGAACGAGGCCGTCACCCTCATGCACGAGGGCGCGTCCGGCTATATCGTGCGTCGCCGCGGCATGGCCACCGACGCGCCATTGGCCTCCGGCCAGAAGCTCACCGTCGTGAGCGTGAAGTGCGGCGAAAAGAAGGTCATCAACCCGGATGCGAACACCATGATCCGCAGTCAGATCCCGCTGTTCGCTCAGGCTCCCGGCTGGGAGTCCGAGACCGCCGTGCTGGCCGCAGCCTGACAAGTTCTTCCGTGCGGGGATTCTAAGCCTTTCTGGCCCCGCACAGGCATTCTCTCTTCTCTCTCTCAGAAAGGTTTTCAGACTTTCAGAAAGGGATAATCATGGCTTTGGAAGTGAAGCGCAAGCGCGTGGACGTCGACCTCATATTGGATCAGGAGAAGGCCGAACAGGTCGCCGCATTGGGAGCCGACCTGGAACGCGCCATGGCGCAGCATGTGACCGAGGGCGGCAACGCCGCCGCCAAACGCATCGCCGAACAAATCGACAGGCTGCGCGACGAGGTGAAGGACGACACCGTCCGCATCACCCTGGAGGCGCTGCCGCTCTCCCAGTGGCGTCAGGTACTCGAGGCGAACACCGTCACCGAGAACGGCGTACCGAAACAACACATCGAGGACATCTGCGCCGACGCCGTCAGACTCATGGTCAGGAAGACCGTGCCGGAAACCCCCGTGGAAGAGCTGGCCAACGTCATGACCGAACTGTCCGATGGCCAGATCAGCCCCATCTGGTACGCGATCCGTGACCTGAATGCGAAGCTCATCGACCCAAAAGACGCACTCGAATCAGCCTCGCGGATAATCCGCAGACGGTAAGGGAACTGCGAATCTGCCAGAAGCTCGGCATCAGCTACAAAAGGTGGCTTGGCTGGGAACCGTCGTATCGGGTGGAAAGGGACGGGCATAGGCGCATCACCGGCTACACGCCGGAAACCGAATGGGATGAGACCGAACGCGAATGGATGCTCGCACTCGACGAATACGAGCGCACGCTGTGTCCGCGCTGCGGTATGCCCGTCAGCATATGCCACGACGAGCTGACCCCCGCCAGATACGCGAGCGAGGTCGGCGTCTGTCAGATCGACCTGATGCGCCGCATCGGGCTCGAAGAATACCGCAAGGACCATTCCGCGGAATCCGCCACGAAACTTGACTCACTGACCGTGGGCATCAACCCACGATGATCCGACAGGAGGATATGCCATGGCCGGTGGCCTGAACCGCAACATCACCGTCCGCCTGCTCGCGGACACCAGCAATTTCACCGCCGGCATGGCCAAGGTGTCCGGCGAAAGCCAGAAGGCCGCGACCACCATGGAAGCCGCCGGAGGCAAATCGAAGCTCATCACCACCGGCATCGCGGCGGCCGGTGTCGCCGCCACCGCGCTGGGCGTGGCCGCTGTCAGGATGGCGGCGGACTTCGACGCCAGCATGTCGACGGTGCAGGCCAACACCGGAGCCAGCGCAGATGAGATGAATCAGCTCCGTCAGGCCGCCATCGACGCCGGCGCCGACACCATATACTCGGCCACCGAATCCGCCGACGCCATCAACGAACTCGGCAAAGCCGGCCTATCGACCTCGGATATTCTCTCCGGCGGTTTGAGCGGCGCGCTGAACCTCGCAGCGTCCGACGGCATGGCCGTAGGCGACGCCGCCGAACTCATGGCCACCACCCTCAAACAGTTCAACCTGACGGGCGCCGAATCCACTCAGGTGGCCGACGCGCTGGCGGCCGGCGCAGGCAAGGCCGTCGGTTCCGCCCATGACCTCGGCCTCGCATTGAATCAGGCGGGTCTGGTGGCCAACAGCATGGGCGTCAGCATGCAGGAGACCACCGGCACGCTCGCCGCGTTCGCCAACGCCGGCATGATAGGCAGTGACGCGGGCACCAGCCTCAAGACCATGCTCCAACGACTGGCCAGCCCCACCGACAAGGCGCAGACCCTCATGGACGAGCTCGGCATCAACGTGTACGACGCCAATGGCAAGTTCATCGGCCTTGCCGGTGCCGCAGGCCAATTGCAGAACGGTTTGAGCGGCCTGAGTCAACAGGAACGCAATGCCGCGCTCAACACCATCTTCGGAGCCGACGCGGTGCGAGCCGCGAACGTGCTCTACGAGCAGGGCGCGGAAGGCATCGACGACTGGACGAAAGCCGTCAGCCAATCCGGCTACGCCGCGGACCTCGCCGCCAAGAAGAACGACAACCTGAAAGGCGATCTGGAGAATCTGAGCGGCTCTTTCGAATCCCTCATGATCTCTTTGGGCGAGGGAGGTCAGGGACCATTGCGCTCCCTCGTGCAGACACTCGACACCCTTGTTGACGGTTTCGCGTCATTGCCTGCGCCCGTACAGCAGTCCATAGTGCTGATGGCGGCTCTGGTTGGAGGCAGTGTCGCAGTCCACAAAGCGATGGGGCCGCTGAACTCTAGCAGCAGCCAGCTTGCGCAAACCCTCGGATTGATTGCCGACCCAGGGCAAAGGCTCATAGGCCTCGGCTCCGGAATCGCGTCAGCGTTCCGGACATGGGGCGCAACTTTCGGCAGTGCAGAATCTCAGATAAACACGTTTGGCACCACTATCAGTCGTTCTCAAGGCGTTATGGCCGGTTTCAAAAACCTGGGAAGCGGCATAGTATCGTTGCTGGGCGGACCATGGGGCATGGCCATCACCGCCGCAGGACTCGCGTTGTTCGCTTTCGCGCAGGATCAGCAGGCCGCCACGCAACGAGTGGACGAACTCACCCAGGCGTTGCAGAGCGGACAAAGCGCCGCCGAATACTTCAACAAGGCGCTCTCCGAAAGCGATTCGTCACGCTACACGGCCGACATATTCAGCCGTTGGACCTCCGGCTACGACAATGTGCGAGAAGCACTCGACAAGATCGGCATCGCCCACAGCACCTACATCAAGGCCATACAAGGCGAGCCCGAAGCGATTCTGCGAGTCCGCGAACAGGCCGACAGCTACCGTGACTCGCTCGGCGGCATCAACCAGATGTGGGACCGCACCTCCAACGTTGCCTACGGCGTACTGAGCGAACAGCAGGAGATCTTCGAGAAATCAGCCGCAGCGGTCAAGGAGGACGCGGCCAACTCGAAGGCCGCCGCACAGGAGAAACTGGCGCAGACGCTGGCCACGTCCGGATTGGTCGACGCGCAGTCGGCGAACGCGGACGCCACGCAGGAATCAGCTGACGCCCAATCTATCCTTCAGGATGGTTTGGGAGCGACCACCGACGGCATCAACGAGCAGGCCACCGCCTTGGGCGAGGTCATTGACGCGCTCGGAACCTACTACGGTTTCGCGCTCTCCAGCTCCAACGCGCTCATCTCCATGCATGACTCGTTCGACAAGGCGACCGAAAGCGTGCAGAAGAACGGGCAGACGCTCGACCTGAACACCGAACAGGGACGAGCCAACCAGAGCGCGTTGAACGATCTCGCCGAATCCGCGTTGAAGGCGGCGGAAGCCCAGTCACGCAACGGCGAAGGACTCGAAGCGGTCAACGGCACCCTTGACCTGGCACGCGAGAAATACATCGCAGCTGCACATGCGATGGGCATGACCCCGGAAGCCGCAGAAGCCGCAGCCAACGCCGCCGGCCTGACCAAGGACAAGTTCGACCAGCTCGCCACCAGCGTCAACAGCATCCCCGGATCCAAAGCCATCGACGTGAACGCCCACACCGAACCGGCCAAGAACAGCCTGACCGACCTCGGCATGACGGTGGCGAAACTTCCTAACGGCGAAATCAAAATCGACGGCGACAACACACAGGCACTCGCCGCCATCGAGGCGGTCAACGGCGTCGAAGTGGATCCGCACACCGGTGTCATCACCATGGACAAAAGCCAGTACGACACCGCCCTCGCATTGGCGAACGGAGCGACGATCGATCCGAAGACCGGTCATCTGATGGGTGACAACAGCGACTATTGGAAGAAGATAGCCGAAGCGAACGGCTGGACCATCGACCCGCATACCGGCATGATCTACGCGGATGACGGTCAGGCCATGAGCGTCATCACCAATCTGAACAACACGCAGATCGCGGACAAGTACTTCACCATCCATGGCAGCTACGTCGATGATTCAGGCGGCACGTATTCGTCCAGTGGTTATCGTCCGGCCGGTGCGATGGGCAATATCCCCACCGGTAAGACCGGCGGCCTGTTCACCGGTTATGGGGTTTCGATGCGCGGCTACGCCGGCGGCGGCAGTGTCATCGAGGGCCTCCTGCCAGGCAAGGCGAGCATCACGGGCGGCGACAACATCACGTTGGCGAACGCGCGAGTCAAGAGCGGCGAATTCGTGTCCAATGTGAAATCCGTCGCATATTATGGCGCCGACACATACGCGGCCATGAACCGCCGGCAGATACCCAAGGAATCGTTCTCCGGCCGGGATATCGACGTGAGCGGCGTCATCGAGGAGATACGTTCCTTCCGCGAGCAGATCGGCCCAATCATCAGCGCGTATGCCCCGCAACTCGGCAAACGCGACTTACAGCGGCTCACCAAGGAGGCTTTGCGCACATGATGCACACGCTCACCTACACGTCAAACCGCGCCGGAACCGTGATTGATCTCGCCGACCCGGAGGGAATCATGTGCGGACAGATCCTGGAGCTACGCACCCGCACGTGGGAGTTCGAGCTCGGCTACCGGTCATTGCATGCCACGCGGCCCGCGAAGACCGTCAAGGTCACCGGGCTCGTCTACGGTATCCCGGCGCTCGAAAAGGCCGAGGAACTGTTCGACGCGGACATGTACGCCTACCTCAACGATGCCGCGAAACCCGGCGTCATCACGGTGGACGGATGGTCACAGACCTGCCTCGTGGTCGGCCACGAACCTGACTACACGTCACCCCTGCTCGTGCGCGGCGATTTCACGGTCGCCTTGCTTGACGGGGTGTGGCACAAACCGGTCAGGCAGAGCTTCAGCCGGTCGACGGCCCGCTACAACAGAGGCAAGGACTATCCCTACGACTATCGCTACGATTACGCGCCGACCCGCAACGTCAGCAGCATCGACAACCAATCCGCCCTGCCCTCGCGGATGAGGCTCACCATTTACGGGCCGGTCTCTACGCCGAGCATCATCATCGGCGGCAACAAGGTGATAGCCGACGTGAGCGTCCCATCCGGCGGCTACCTCATCATCGACGGCACCGGCTCACCACGCACGGCCGTGATGGTCGCCGCCAACGGCGACATCACCAACGTGTTCGACAAAACGCATCGCGACCAGGCCTCCAACGAATACGCGTTCGCCACCCTCCCGCCGGGACTGCAGCAGGTCTCATGGGATGAATCGTTCGGGTTCGACGTGGAGTACTGGTTGGAGCAGACGGGACTGCCATGGACCTGATCTGGACCAATACCGCTCACGTGCCGCAGGGCGAACTCGTCTCCCCCGCACTCGACCTGCAGTACGGCGACGAGCAGAATGATTTCGAACTCACTCACTCCACCCCCGGACTGCTGCTCTCCGACGGCTGCTACATCGGGGCGGAAGGCACCGAGTTCGGAGGCCGCGTCGACGCGGTGCGTATCACTGTGGATGACGGGCATGCCCTGTATACGCTCACCGGCCGCACATGGCACGGTTTGCTCGCAGGCAAGATCCTCCAACCCGACCCCGGCACCGACCGGCTCACGGTCTCCGGCGACGCCAACAACATCATCCGCACGATAATCAGCCGGATCGGACTGTCCACGGTGTTCGACGTGCCCTCGGAAACGAGCGGCATCACCCTCAGCAACTATTCGTTCCGCCGGTACATTACCGCGTGGGACGGGTTGCGCATGATGCTCACCGCGCAGGGAGCCAGACTCGACCTGACCTACACCGCTGGACGCTGCCGGATTCGCGCGGTCGCCGCCGACACGTACGGCGACGCGGACAGCGACCAGCGCATCAGTTTCGAGGCGCAACGCATCTGGACCCAAGTCAACCACCTCACGGGCCTGGGCAAAGGCCAGCTGCGCAACAGGGCGCGCAGCGACTGGTATGCGGATGCGTCCGGCAACATCTCCCAGACCCAGACTCTGACCGGCGACCGGGAGATAGCTCAGATCTACGAGCTCACATCCTCCGAAGGCGCCGAATTGTCCGACCAGACCAGGGACAAGCTCAAGGACATGTGGAAACAGGGCACCGTCGATTTGACGATCCCCGAGAACCTTGGCCTGCATATCGACGACCATGTGCGCGCCTACGATGCGCTGACCGGCGTCAGCGTGGACAGCCCCATCGTGCGCATCACCGTCAAACTCGCCAACGGCACACCAACCATCCGATACGAAGCCGGCCAATACAGTTGGCCCGATGAACAAGACTAAAGGAGCATCATGCCGAAACAGCCCAACATCACCCTCTACTCCTGTGATCGGCCTTCGTGCGTCAACAAGGAATACGTGTTGCCCAACGCGACGGCCAGCCCCAACTGGCACGAGGTCACGCGCGTCGACCGCAACGGCAACCAGAGGAAAATCCTTTTTTGCGAATCCGACTACCAGCAGTACCTACAGTTGGCCGAAAATCAGGACAAGGATTATGACCTCTGGCTCAACAAGTCCCTCAACGCGGAAGGTAAGTGATCATGGCAACAAATCTGCTTGTAACCGGCTCGCACGGCGGCGACGACCCGCACGTGGAATCGAAGCATGACGCGCTCATGCACGCCGCCATGCTCGGTCGAGGCGGATACATTTTGAAAACCCGGAATTGGACGATGAAACCGACGGCGAAGGATGCGAACAACATCACCATCCCAGCATGGGACCTCGTGGTCGAGGGCCGGCAGATCTACATCGCCGCACCGACCGACGTGAACATCCAATCCGGCTCGCAAGGGCAAAAACGACGCGATCTCATCGTGGCCCGGTACGCGTTGAACTCAGGCACCGGCGTGGAGACGGTCACCCTCGAAGCCATCAAGGGCAAGCCCAGCGCGGCCACGCCCGCGGATCCGGGCATCGAGACCGGCAGCATCATCGGCGGGGCCATCGTCTCCGACCTGCCACTCTGCCGCGTCAACCTCGACGGCATCACCATCACATCGATTGACACACTGGTCAATGTTCTCCAACCCCTAGAGGATGTGTGGGATTCCCTAACCCAGACCGATGTCACGACCCTCATCAGTGGCAATTACGGCACCGTTAAGGGCTATAGGTCCGGGCCGATGGTGACGTTGCGAATCGACTGGAAGTCGTCGGCGTCCGGCGCGTGGAACACCGGCAATTTCGGAACCCTGCCCGAAAGCTGGCGTCCCCCGATGGACTTGAACTTCTCCTACGGCGGACGCGACGGGGCCAACCAGAAGACCATCAACGTAAACGCGAACGGAACCATGACCTACGCCAATCAGGGCGGCACGCAGGGCACGAACGCGTTCGGCATGACCGTCTCATACGCGCTATGACCCGTGGGGTCACTGCAAGACAGCGCAACCGCCTGAGCCAGTGTCCCGAAGCTATGCGGCGGGCATCGGGTCGGCGGTCCTCCATACGCCGGTGCATCCCGCGTACGCGCTGTTCGGATTGCCAAGCATCGTGACGGTGCCATTGGCCTCGCCGTAACAGATGAATGTCGTTTCACCACCGAAAACGGCCACGGGCGTATTGACGATGACGGGTCGATACCCTTCGGGGAGCTTCTCCTGAGCCTTCGTGTAATTGTTCTGCCCGCTACTGTTGAATTTTACGTTGCCACCCATGAAACAGATATCACCGATGCGCGTAAGCAAAATGCTGTCGCTGCTGTAAGGTACTCGCCATGTCGTGGAACGCTGGGTTAGGGAAAACTATTGCCTGTTCCAGATTGCGATCCAGCTTCCGAATATCGCGACCCTCCCGCACCAGCGGTTGTCTTTGGTGTTCCACAGGCGGAAGCGTATCTGGTTTACGTCGCTGGTATCCCAACGTTGTGCGGTGTACTCGCCGGCCTGGTCGAAACCAGTGCCGAACGGCCCAATCGTGTAGGCCGCGTAATCGGCTTTCTTCCCGTTTGGGGATTGGACGTTGATGTAGAATGTGCCGTCATTATTCGTGGTGATGGTATGGCCTCCGCACAGAATATACGGCATTCGGGTTAGGGAATCCCGTTCAGGCTATTAGGGCTCGTTCCCAGAGGCGTTGCGCGTCTCGCAAAGCCGTGATATCCGGTTTGAGGTAGTACTTCGCGGTGGTTTTGATATCGCTGTGGCCGAGCATTTTCGACACGATGGCGATATCCGCTCCCGCCGCCAGAGTGTTCGTCGCCCATGAGTGGCGCAGGTTGCGTGCGGGCACATGCGGCAGATCATGCCGCTTGCAGTAGGCCTTGTATTGGCGTGCGGCTTGCGGCGGGGTGAGGGTGCCGATGAGTCGGCCCCCTCGCGTGGCCTGAGCTCGCGCAATCGTTTGACCGCGAAGCGTGGCAACGGGAGCGTGCGGCGGGACAGTTCGGTTTTCGGCGGCACGACGGCCTCATGCCCGGCGACCCATTGCAGGCCGCGCTCCACGTGCAGGACGCCGCGCCGCAGGTCGAGGTCGCCCCATTCGAGCCCGTATCCTTCTTCGGTGCGGAGTCCGCATGAGACGGCACAGATAAGCCACGCCTCAAGCAGATGACCGTAAAAGCCCCGCAACAGCGTGCGCTGCTGGCGGATGGTCAATATTCGCGGCTCGTAATGAGGTTTGGCCGGCAGTTGGATGTCGCGTCTGGTGATGTCCACGTCCAACAGGTTCCAGCGGATAGCCCGCCTGAGTATCGCGCGCAATACGGCCCATGCCTTGCGTGCCGCGCCCGCGCTGTCGAAACATGCGAGCCACTTGTCCACGAGCTCCACGCTTATTGCGCTCATGTCCATGCCACCGAAAACCGGCATGACATGCAGACGCCAAGCGCTCTCGTAGCCGACCCACGTGCTCTCACGTAGATTCCGCGTGCAATACGGCCAAAACCGGCCGTTCCAAAACTCTCGTAACAGCATTTTCAACCTCCGAAAACCCACACGCCCGTTGGCCTATCCAACGGGGACGAACGTGTGGGTTTTCCCACCGTAAAGGAGCTTTCCAATGTCTTTGCTCGCTCACATCGTCGATTGGCTCGTGCCTTTTATCTGTGGCGGCGTGGCCACGGTTTTGGGCCTGATGTGGCGATGGGGCAAAGCCATGGTCAACGGGCTGCGCAAGCTCCTGCTGTGCCAGTTGGAGGACCTGCGCCGCGAAATGGTCATCGAGCACGACGGAGTGGCGGACGAAGACCTCAAATCACGCAGTCAACGCCTCTACGACAGCTACCACAGCCTGGGTGGCAACGGGCACGGAACCGCTCTCAACGAGGACATCCAATCCGCGCCGATAGCGCCCCGACAATCCTGACCCACGACCGTGGGCCACAAACAATATCCATCCCAGAGAAAAGGGAAACATGGTCAACAATTTGAAACGTCATCCCAAGCCCTCGCTGCCGGACGAGCTTCGCCCGGACGTAGCTCCGGAAACCATAACCGAATCCATTAAGGAGGAGTAATAATCATGACCCAAATCCATATCAGCATCAGGAAGCCGAAGACGGGCGGCTTGGACCCTGTGACCGGTACGCTGCGGTTCCGCCCGGTGCGTCGTCATTTCGACGCGGCGAAGAATCTTATTATCGCGGCCTCGTTCGACGCGGACCTGTCCGAAAGCGGCGAGCTGACGGTTGACCTGCTGCCTACGACTCCTGCGTTTGTTTGGCAGGTTGTGGAGTTGGCTGATTCGCCGCAGGCGTACACGCGCTACGTCGAGGTGCCGGACTCCAGGACCAAGGTCGAGTACGCGGACCTCGTGGAAGTGGACGCCGGCACGTTCGTCCCGAAGGATATGGCCGGCTCCCAACTGTTGAAGGTTCGCCACGCTTCCACCCAGTCGGAGGCGGAGACACTTTCCGCACAATACCCGGACGAGCTGGTGTTCTTCGACGAGACCGCCACGACCATGAAGGCCGCTGCGGCCTTGAGCACGCTGGAGTCCATCACGGCCGAAGCTCAAACGAACGCCATGCTGGCGAAGAGCGCCATGCTGAGCGCCCGGTCCTCCGCGGATTCCGCGACCGCCACCCAGTCCGATCTGAGCAGTCTCGCGTCGAACGCCAGTATGGCGGCGGCTTCCGTCGCCAACGATTCGCAGACCGTGGCCGACACCGCTTCCATGGTCGCGGCGAAGGGCGAATCGGCTATCGCCACCATCGATTCGACGGTGCAGGCGGTCAAGGACAAGGCGGAGGCTGCGACCACCGTACTGCCTTCCACCGGCACCACCGAAGGCACCACCGACACCGGCACCACCGAGGAAACCACGGAGGAACCCGGCAAGGACTCCACGCCAGCCAAGGCCAAGAAGGCCACCGTGAAGGAGGCCTGACCATGCCAGCCCTATACGCCGGCAAACGTGTCGGCAAACCGTTGATGGGAGGCCACACGTACAACGCCATGTTCAACGGCAAGCTCGTGTGGCCCCTCGACAGGGACACGGTCGTCTCCGTCAATATCACGGATGATAAGGGCAAGCCGTTGCCCAAGTCTCTGGCCGTATCCGGCACCCTGAAACTGGGGGCGAAAGCCACCTACGCGGACGGTCATGTTGGCGACCTGCTCACCACCAATGACGTGACGTTCGCGAGCCGGGACACTTCCACCGCCACGGTTTCGGGCAACACGCTCACGTGGCGGCATGGCGGAACCATATTGGTGACGGCCACGGTCAACGGTTTCACTTCCGCCGCCGTGTCCATCAGCGCGGCCTACGCGCCCGAGTCCATCAAGGTCACGGACGATTCCGGCAAACCCATCGACAACATCACCCTGCGCGTCGGCGAGAGCAAGAACCTCAAGGTGACGATCCTGCCCGATGCGGCATCGCAGGAGTTCGCGGCCAGCGCCGCCAGGCCGGATATCGCCGTGGTTGGCGACGCGAAACCGACCGGCATCACCGTGTCGCCGGAATCGTTGACATTGAGGGTGGGCGAAACCGCCAGCCTGAACGTCGACATCCTGCCGGATTACGCGCCGCAGGAGTATACGGCATCCATCAAGGATGTGAGTCTCGCATCAGTCAGACAACAGTAAGGGGCAATATCATGCCAACAACAACAGCGTTTAGGGGGGGGGGGCTAGTGTCCGCGCCCTCAAGGAGGGCGACACCTCCATCACCATCACCGCAGGCAGTATCGTAAAGACCATCCCGGTCAGTGTATGGGGAAACAAATGGGTGCTGCCCACCCTGCCCGCCACGCGCAACGGAATCACGTTCACCGAGGCCGGCGACGGCATGGTACACGCGAAGGGCACAGCGACCGACTGGGCGACCATCCTCGTCACCCAGGACCTGCCGGCCGGCGAGTACACGCTCGAACACACGCTCGCCGACGGTGTCGGCCCGTTCTGCGAGCTCAAATCCACGGACGGCAGGATCGACCTGTTCTCGCATGGCACGGTCAAGGCGACGATCCCGGCGGGCGACTACCAGATGCTCGTCAGTGTCTCGCCCGGCAAGACCGTGGACGCAACCATCACCCCAATTCTCAGGAAACTCAACTAAGGCCCCGATATTGGGGCCTTCACCATAAAAGGAGGCCCCAATATGGGCGCACTATCAATAACCGGTATCAAACCGGGGTCCACGAGTCTGAAACTGACCGCCGGCAAGATTACGAAAACCGTGCCGATTACCGTATTGTCGCGTAACCTGCTGTCCTACGGTCCCGCCGAGGGCAGCGGTTTGACCGCCACCGTCAACAGTAACGGGTCATTGCATGTCACCGGCACCGCCACCGGTCAATGGCGTGGCCTGTCGTGGACGTTCCCATGCCCGGTACAGGGCACCGTGAAACTCAGCGGCACTAGTATCGCCGGTTTGAGCTTCAACATCAAGTGCCTCGACGCCAAGGGGCAGCAACTGGGAGACCAAATGAACTTGGGTAACAGTGTCATGGCAATCCCTGCCGGCACCGTCAGCCTGTTCCTCAACGTCATCTCCACCGAGGCCACGCCCACCGCGAAGGACGGCGACCTCCGAGTCCAGCTCGAATCCGGCGACACCGCGCACGAGTGGATGAAACCCGATGTCACAAGCCTTAAGGGGGGGGGGGCTATGATCTAGCGAACCTGTATCCGCGTGTCACCGGACTGCCTAAAACAGTGGGTGCCGCCCCGGGGATCACGGTCACGGCACCGACACCGGGCACGTACCGTTTCAAAGGCTCCACCACGACAGGGGCCGGCTCGTGGAATGACTTGACCAGTGTGGTGCATGTGGATGCGGGAACGTACACGATGGACGCCACGGACTGGCCGCTGGGCAACGATTCATGGCTGATGGGCATACAAGCCCATATCTCCCACGATGACGGGAGCGAAGGAGCAACTGTGTTCGAACCTCGTAACTATGGGCCGAAAACCTTGAAGGCCGGCACTCTCCAATGCAACATTTTCGTCAACACCACGGGCGAGGTCGATAAGACGTTCACTCCCCGCCTGTACAAGATCGACTGATTCCAGCCCCACACCATTCCGTGTGGGGCTTTTCCATTGACGGCCCCGAGTGAGCCGTGACAATCCTGACCCACGACCGTGGGCCACAAACAACAATCCATCCCGAGAAAGGGGACATATGGTCAATAACAAGGACAAGCCGAAGCCATGGCATAAGCGCCTGTTCGCCAAGGTCACGGCACTGGCCGCCGCCATCTGCATGATGCTGCTCCCGGCGACCGCGCACGCGGACATGCAGGGCGTGGACATGAGCAACTGGCAGTGCGGCGTAGACGTGTACAACATGCAGGCCGATTTTATCGTGGTCGGCACCACATGGGGCACGGGACAAGTCAACAACAACTGCCTCGTGTCCGGCGTCAACACCGACGCCAACCGCATGATCGCCCAAGCACAAGCCAGCGGCAAGAAATTCGGCCTGTATCACTACGCGATGGGAGGCAACCCGGAGGCGGAAGCCCAATTCTTCTACCGGAACACGTCGAACTATTGGCGTCACGGCATCGTGGCGCTCGACTGGGAGCTAGACGATAATCCCGCATGGGGCAACTGGGATTGGGTACGCCGCTTCATGGCCGAATGTGAGCGGCTTTCCGGCGGTGTGCGCCCATTGCTGTACACCGGCCCGGTCGCCGGCACCATCCCGCAGGACATCCGCGACCGATACGGTTTGTGGATCGCACAATACGCGAACATGAGCCCGACCGGCTATCAGGCCGACCCGTGGATGATCGGCGCATACGGCGAGGCCATGCGCCAGTACTCCGGCACCGGTGTCGTCAACACGTGGAGTCCCATCGACCTCAACCTGTTCTGCGGCGAGGCATGGCAGTGGGATTTGTACGCCAACCCCACCGGCTCCACAGCCCCGGCCCCGGCAACGCCCGCGCCCGCACAGCCGACCACTCCCCCGGCCAACACCAACACGGGTGGCATCAGCCACACCATGCAGTGGGGCGAGACCATCTGGGGACTCGCCGTCGCCTATGATGCTTGGCCCCTGTCCGCGTGGCACACGCCAAGCGGTGACATCAACCGCTACTACGTGGGCGATGTCGTCACCTACGGCGGCGGCTCTACTGCCACCCCCGCATCGTCCGGCGGGGTCTCCAAGGTCCTCCAATGGGGCGACACCGTGTGGGATTTCGCCACCGCGCACGGTTACAGCGTCAGCCGCTGCACCGTACCCTCCGGCAACATCAACGTCTACTATGTGGGCGACGTGGTGACCTGCCGCTGAGACTCAACAGATGCCGCCACCCGCTTGACCGGGTGACGGCATCACCCCATCATCATCCCTTATTGATCGGAGCAAACATGACCGACAGCAAAACCCCGGCCGACACCGGCGAAACGCTTCCCGGCGCCGATGTGAGCGACTGGCCCGAGACAGCCGACGTCACCCATGACGTGCCCGACTGGCTCATCCCCAGCCGCGTCTACGACATCCTCAAATGGCTCGGCCTCATCGTCCTGCCAGCACTCGCCCTGTTCGTCAACACGGTCGGCCCCGCATGGGGCTGGCCTCACGTGGACGCGATAGTGACCACGCTCAACGCGCTCGGCATCCTCGCCGGCGCGCTCATCGGCGTCAGCGCCATCAAACAACGCCTCGACCGCGCCGCATAACCACACATAGTTCGGCCCCGCCCGGCATCGCAGACAGCTCGCACAGAGCTTGACTGCTGCCGGACGGGGCCGATTTCGCGTTGTGGCAGAGGGCTTCGCGGGCTCGATTTCTGCCCACATTTTGCCCACATTTTCCGTAAAAACAGGTTAAAAACCGTTAAAACTGGTTAAAACGAAAAAGCCGCTCAGCCCTACTCCCGCAAGGCAAAGCGGCCATTTTCCAACCCGTTCTCAGCTCAGCGCGTCCTTCAACTTGCTGAAGAACCACCATTCACGGGAATGGCGTGATTCCAACGTTTCTGAGGGTTTCATACGGGCTTCAAAACGTTTTTGCCCACATTTTGCCCACATTTTTCCATGCTTGTCTCCACCTGCACCGCAGCATCGAGCATACGGGCAACATCCATCAAATCGCTGTCGAACAGATCCGCGTACACATCCAACGTCATGCTCGCGTTCTTGTGGCCCAGCATCCTCTGTAAGGCCTTGACGTTCGCGCCCGCGTGCACGGCCAGCGAGGCGGCGGTGTGACGCAGGTCATGAGGCGTGGGCCATTCCTCCTTCGGCCAGCCCAGGCGCACCAGCGCGTGATACCACCAGCCGGTCGTCTTCGCCGTGCTCTGCTTCATGATCGGGCCGCCCCGCAGATCACGGAACACCCTTTCGTCCGGTTCGCGTTCCCCGCATATCGGTTTCAGCGCTTCCATGACGATGAGAGGCATGGGCACGTCGCGTTCCTCGCTGTTCTTCGGAGTGTCCTCGACCCATCGTGCCCCGACGTACACGAGGTTGCCGCCCACATGCAGCACTCCCCGACCGAAGTCCAGGTCACGGGCCTTCAACGCCGCCGCCTCGCCCCAGCGCAATCCGCAGAAGCCCAATGTCAGCACGAGCGCCCGCCGCTCCTCCCCCAGATGCTTTCCCCTGGCGCATTCGTCGGCGAATGCGAGCAGCCGGGATATGGTCAGGTACACGCGACGGCTCTTGCGCCTCGGCAGCTTGGGGAGTTCAACGTTTTCACAGGGGTTGTCGAGTATGAGCCTGTCCCGCACGGCCATGCGGCAGATGCCGAGCATGGTCTGGTACGGGCGGCTCACGGATGGAGCACCCGAGTTCTCGATGATGTCGCTGATCCATGCCTGGACTTCGGCGCGGGTGATGGCGCCGATCCGACGGTCGGCCCATCGAGCCTCGCAGTGGAGCCTCCATGCGTCGGTGGCGTTGATCCGCGTGGTCTCCTTCCAAAACGGCCATTTCTCCTTCAGCCATTGCTCGTAGAGGTCTCCGACGCGTCGTTTGCCGTCCTCCGGGTCAACATAGCTGTTGGTGGCCTTGGCGATGGTGACGTGCTCGGCCGCCCAGTTCTCCGCGTCGATCTTGCGGCGGAATCCGCGCTTGTCGGTCTGCGTGCCGTCCGGCTTGCGATACCTCACACGGTATCGGGTTTCGCCTTTGGTTGTCTTGTATCTGGTGACGTTAGCCATTTTCGGATATAGCTTCGCCCCGCCCATCGGCTATGATGGGGAGACGAAGTTCCTCCTTTCTTGAACTAGCTGGATTCTTCACTCGCCCTGTTGGCGCTGCAACGCCGGCAGGGCAACTCTTTTATTGGGTTATTCCATTACTTGGTAAAGGTATCCCGCTGTTGCGGAATATCGACATCATGGTTGCCGTTGGTGCAATCAACACCGAGACAGGCACGGAATCATCGCCGCGTTTACAGCCGCTTGTGAATATCGCCATATATTCCTCTCCGACACCAAGATGCTTTGATAATCGAGCGGCGTTCTGCTTGTTGACGTAACCTACACAGCCAGCACCAGATGCGTGAATGGCCACTGCATTCTTATCGTATTTATTGCCGGGCTCTCTGACTAATTCGGCCTTCGCTAAGGGTCGCGTATCTGCATTCAGCACGGCCTCCTCATAGTATGCGGATCCTCGTATGGAACCGGTATAGATACCGAGCTTGTAAACCTGCCCACTAGATCTATTCGGCAATAAGCCATTCGGCGCTTCCAACACCAGTTGGCCGTTATACAGGTTGAGCTGCAGGTTGGTGTTGCCTTCGTCGTCCATCGTCACCAAATCAAGTTGGTGTTCGGCGGGGAGGAAGGCACCGCTGTATATCGGTACGTATTCAGTCAATCCTTGGACTGGTTTCAAGGTTCGAGGGTCGGCAGGATGCTGAGTGGTTTCCAGCCCGACGAATGCAGAAGGGCGAATCGGCGGATTCTTCATCGACCTCGAACCGGAGCCTTTCACTGCTTGATTTGGCTGAGACCGCCCCCATCTTTCCTCTTTGGGCTTTGTCATTTCGATAAGTATGTATGCCGGTAGGCAAAGCAGTGGAATTCCTATGGAAAAGAACAGTATCCAGCCCATTGCGTCCCCTTACGCGGCCACGTTGTCGTGCAGCCATTGTTTGTATGCCTGGATTATCCAAGGCATTACGTTCATCTCTTTTGCCATGAGGGTTTCGTCTCCGTCGTATATGTTTTCGGCGGTCTGGTATTCCACTTGGCTTATGAGCATTCTGGCGGCTTCTATATCCGCTCGTTGTTCCGTGTAGCGGTCGGCGTGGCCTCCCCTGTCGCGGTGTTTGGCGTGGCTGATTTCGTGGGCCAGTACGCACCGGTATTGGGTTGGGGTGAGGTCGTCCGCTATGTAGATGGTCTCGGTGTTCGCGTCGTAGAGTCCTTGGTACCCGGTTTGCATCGGGGTGATGATGACTCTTTTCGCGTACCACCTGGCTTCCTGCTCTAGGTCTGTCGTCACGGCAGCTCCTCGTATGCTTCCTGTTCGGCCTTGGTGTCGCCCGGCTTGGCCACCAGTGTTTGCATACGAGCAAACGCTTTCTTTGCAAGCTGAGCGTCAGATTCAATCTGAGCTTTTGCAGACGCTTCTTCAAGGATGAGGAATGGATCGCAGCCAAGTACCCTCGCGATGGCGTCAATCTCTTCGGTGTTGAAACAGCGATCACCACGAATCTTGTTGTAGTAGCTGTTACGTCCGATACCGGTAGCTGCACAAAGGTCGTCTATCGTCATGTTGCGGTCACGACGTCGATTTTCGATAACCTCTATGACTCTTTGCGTGAAGAGTGATTCATATTTGCTCATGTGAAAGATTGTACCGTTTTCCGGTACGTTTGCAAAATTCATACCGTTTTGGGTTGACAGTACGTACCGGATACGGTACTTTATAAAACATGCAAACAAACACACAGCTCTCCGCAACATCAATAGAACTGATTAGGGCAGTAAAGGCCGAGGCGGCGCGCGCGGGCGTGTCCACCCCAGAACTAGCCCGCCGAACTGGGCGCGACCGCAAATTCTTCTACGACCGCTTCCTATTCCTCAAAGCCTTTTCCACTGATGACCTCGACGCCATCGCCACAGCCCTCGGCATCACCGCCGCCGACATCATCAACTCGGCACGATTCGCAGCCGAAATGCACAACGCGAAGGCGGTGGCGTGATGGTCAAGGGGTTTATCTGTGTTCGGCCGTGCGTGTTCACCGATGAGGCAACTGGCCGGCGTTATCTGGTAGGAGCAGACGAGCATCGGGTTTCCTGTTCCTCGCCCAACGGCCGAGCGCCATTTGATGTCGTGGAGACCGTCGAGCCAAGAATCTATTGGCTTGACGAGCTGGAGCAGCGTACCAATGCCACTTCCAATGTTCAATCTCCACCAGATCGTTCCGGCCGTCGAATGTGATCGTGAGTCGGCGGGCGTGAGCAATCGAACGTTTCCTTATCAAGGAGTTCTCGTGCCAGGAGACGAGGATGACGGCCTGATTGTCGTCGTCCAGCATGAAACGGGTGCGGAGCGGGTGCTCTTCGGTGCAGGTCGGTACGGAAAGCTCTTCGTCGGAGGAGGACAACTGTTGCCCTTCGATGACGCTGATCTCACCGTCGGTGACGATTTTCCCACCGTAGGGATGTGCCGTGAGCGTCTTGATTCGGGGACTAGCCAAGGTTCCCTTGACAAGGAATCTGAAGTTGTCCGGCGGCTGGGTGGTTTCCGCCCTCATGATCTGCCAGATGAGCAGCAGGAACGTCGGCACAGCCAGCACGTTCACCAGATTCTGCAGCCAATCCCAAACGCAATCCATATCCACAGATTCTATCCGCAAATGAAAAATGCCGCCGATTGGAGCGGCGGCGAATGTCAGATTGAAAGAAGGTCCAAAATGACTGAATCCAATGTACAGCCCTTCGAGTTCAGGGGCAACCCGGTCGCCACGGTGACCGCCGAGAACGGGACGGTGCTGTTCTGCGCGAAGCACGTCGCCACCGCACTCGGATACAGCAACACCCGTGACGCAATCAGGAAGCACTGCCGTCATATCGATGGGGTCGCGAATCGCTACCCCATCACCGACAGCCTCGGCCGCACCCAACAGGCCGTGTTCATCACCGAAGGCGACGTGTACCGCCTCATCGCCAGCAGCAAGCTCCCCAACGCGGTCGAGTTCGAGCATTGGCTGTTCGACGAGGTCGTCCCCCAAATCAGGCGCACCGGCGGTTACATCCCGCAGGGCGAAACCCCGGAGGAGACGATGGCTCGCGCGGTGCTCATCGCCCGGAAGACCATCGAAGACCAGAAGAAGCAGCTTGAGGCCCAGAGGCCGAAGGTGTTGTTCGCGGACGCGGTGGCCACGAGCAAGAGGAGCATTCTGATCGGCGAATTGGCGAAGATCCTCAAACAGAACGGCGTGAAGACCGGCCAGAACCGGTTGTTCAAACAATTACGTGAGGACGGTTTCCTGATGAAGCGCAACGGGAACCCGAACATGCCCACACAGAAGAGCATGGAACTGGGTTTGTTCGAGGTCAAGGAAACATCGATTGCCCATTCGGATGGTCATGTGTCGTTGAACTTCACGACGAAGGTCACGCCCAAGGGCCAGCAGTACCTCATCCAGAAGTATCTGGGCTGCACTCCCCTTGACTTGGAAGCGGGTGCGTGATGGCCGGTAGTCATCAAATCGAATCGTCTCTTGACGGCTGGCCGATCGCCAAGGTGGCGAGCTTCCTCGGCGTCTCGAAGGGCAGTCTCTACGTGTGGTCGTGCCACGACAAGTGGGGCGGTCGGTATCCGCCCGCGCCGAAACGCGTAGGCCGCAGGCTCGTTTGGAATCCACAGGAGGTCATCGACTACCGGGACCGGCGGTGCGCGATAAGCCGCAGGGAGCTGGTCCATGGCGAATAAGGGTTTCCCGGATTCGAAACCGGGAGAAAAGGTGCCGGCGTCGCACTGTCCAAGGTTCACGCCGGCACCAACATCACCAATCACATTGAAAGGAAAACAAGTGATGTCAGGACACAAGATTACCGGAATCCACGCCATCGGCGTCGAGATCCCGAAGGGAATGTCATTCAAGGAGCTCATGGAGCAGCTGCTTGAGGGAGGAGAGGCTGAGTTGGAGAAGGAGTTGGACGAGGAGACGCGCCAGCCGGAAACCGGCAAGTGCGATTGTCCGGCGTGCGATCCAGACAAGGACACCGTGGAGGAAAGATTGTTCCATCCGGTCGATCAGTGGCAGCACGCCGTCGATGTGGCCAGTGACGTGCATGACGCGGCCGGCTCTCTCGAACACGCGCTGTTCGAGCTGGGTGAGAACCAGTTGGCGTTCGAGGCGTCGATGATCCTCAGCCAGTCGCTGACCCTGCTGCGTGCCATCCAACGCAAGCGCAAGGAGGTTGCGGAATGAGCATCGAAGCATTGCGCAAAATGAAGCGTATGCGCCGACCCCGGCCGAGGTTAACGGACGGGCAGAAATCGGCCGTGCTGCTGGCTCTCACGTTCGCTGAGGGGTGGCTGGTCGGTTTCGCCGGCACGCACAGTCGCATCCCCAGCCCGGTCGGCACGCCGCAGTGGATGATAACCGGCTCGCTCGCATTGGCGGTCGTATTGCCGCTCATGTTCGTGGGAATCCTGTTGAAGTGGGGCGCTGATGGAACAGCCAAGTGAGTTCACGCTCTGTCTGCCGGGCGACCCGGTGCCGAAGGGGCGTCCCCGCGTCTACAACGGGCACGCGATGACGCCGAAACGCACCGTCAGGGCGGAGGAACGCCTGTTCGCCGAATTCCGGTTGAAATACCCGCAGGCGAAACCATACCAGTGCCCGGTCAGGTTGGAGGCCGAATTCTGGATGTCCCATAGGGGCAGGCCGGATCTCGACAACCTTTTGAAGCTGGTTTTGGACTCGTTGAACGGCGTCGCCTACGTGGATGACGCGCAGGTCGTCGAATCCCACGCCACCAAGCGCATGCCCGACCTGTGGGTGTACGGAGCCAAAGGCAAATACCGGAAACGCAAGAGCGGTGATCCGTACACGTGTTGCGGGCATGAGTACGAGCCACATCTCTATATCCGTATCAAACCGCTCCCCGAATGGGAGCCGAAGGAAAGGAAACAATCATGAGCAAGCCTATCAACGAGCCGCGTATGGTGCAGCAGGCGCTGGTGTCGGACGAGGATCTGAGTTTCGAACTGGCGGCCCTGGTGCCGACGGCGAACGGCATCACGAACGCGGCCAGCACGTTTATCGACAAAGCCACCAAACTGTTGCTGTCCGACAAGATCATACTCACCGACGAGCAGCATACGGCCGTCACGTCGGCCATCGCCATCGCCCAACTGACCGTCAAGGAAGGCGCGGGCATATCGAAGTTGCTGCGCAACCCGGACGCTTCGGCGGAGGTCATCGCCGGACTGCGCCTCACCTCCAAGGACAAGCAGGATGCCCGATAAACGTCTTTGGATGCCGCGTTGCAGGACGTGCGGCCCATTGGGGCCGATAGCCGGCCTGTCCGACGCGATCAGCGCCTGCACCCGGCACGCGAACCGGTACCCGAACCATCAGACGGCGTGGTACCCCACCTACGCCCAGGTCACCGTGAAAGGAAAACCAAATGACTGCGAATGACAACAACGTGTTGACTCCGGATTTCAAGGAAATCGAAACCAAAAACCCCGACGAGGGCCTGCGACAGGGCCTGTTCGAGGCGCAGGCGGCGCGCATCGTCGAACTGCAGGCCGAGATCGCCAGCCGACAGGAGGAAATCGACAATCTCAAATCCCTGATTCTCGACTCGCATCCGGTCGGCACCTACCAGGCCGGCAACCTGAAGGTGCAGGTGAAGCCGGGCGCGCGCCGCATCAACGCCGGCACGTTCGAGAAAGCCTATCCGGCCACCAAGTATCCCGGAGCCTACCAGTTGCGGCCGCGCCCGCTCAGTCAGTTGGAGAGGCTGCTGACCTCGGATGCGGTGTCCGGTTACGCGGTGAGCGGCAAGCCGACGGTGGTGGTCTCATGAGCGCGGAACTGTCCAGTCTGGGCATCGCCCAGATCGTGGAAAGCGTCATCGCCGACTACGACCTGCATGACGAGGACGGCAACGAGCTGACCGACGACCTGTACGTCATCCGGTCCGAACGACTCGACGAGCTGGGCCTCACCGTCGCCAGACGCATCCACAAGGCGACGCGCGAATTGGAGGCGCAGGGCAAGACCGGTTTTCCCGTGCATTCGATGGCCTTCGGCAGCGTGCCGGCAACCATCGCGAAGGACGGCGACCGCACCTACACGCTGCGCTTCGACAACTCGGACGAGGCGGTGGCCATCACACGGCTCAGCCGGACCGCACTCGCGGACATCAAGAAACAGATCAACGACTTTCTCAAGGAGGTGAAGAACCATGAGTATGAATGATGCCATTCTCGCCGTCGCGCAGGCCCAACAGGGTGATGCGATCCCCGTGGACATACCGCCCATGACGCAGTCGGCACCCGATATGGGCAAGCCGCCAGTCACTCCGAAAACCAAAATCGGCACCGTGGAGGAGCCGCAACTGTGGCCGGAGATTCGCCAGCTCATCGAAGCGGATATCGCCAACGCTCCGCGCGAACTGCAGCGTGAGATAGGCCCGTCCGAACTGGGCACGGACTGCGTGCACTGCCTCGCCGCGAAACTGGCGGGCTGGCCGGAGCGTCGCTCCCCGGGCTGGCTGCCGTTCATCGGCACGTGCGTCCACGCGCATTTCGAAACCATGTTCCATGACCTGAACGGGGAGCCGGCGTTCCAATTCCCCTACACGAGCGAGGACAACGTGACCGAGCTCGTGGAACGGTGGCGCTCGGAGTACCGGGTCACCGTAGGCCGGTTGCAGGGTTTGCACGGCGGCTACGACGTGACCGGCAGCATCGACCTATGGGACCGCAAAACCCGCAGCACCATCGACTGGAAGATAGTCGGCAACACGACCGTCACCAAGGTCAAGGCCCACGGCCCCTCGCAACAGTACCGGGTACAGGCCTCACTCTACGGCATGGGCCTGCAGAACGAGGGCGAGCGGGTGGAGCGCAACTGCATCTACTTCCTGCCCCGCAACAAGACCTCGTTGGGTGACGCATTGCCATGGGAGACCAGGTTCGACCCGGAGCCCGGCAAATGGGCGTTGAGCCGCGCCCAACTGCTCGTCAACCTCATGGACTGCGTGGAGCAGGCGGAAGGCCCCGACGTGCGCGACAGCTGGATCAAACAGTTGCCGGCGGCCGGGCCCGACAAATGCTTCTCATGCAAGGGCCGGGTCTGGCCCGACATGAGCGCGCTCCCCGAGTTCGACGCTAAGCCATGGCCGGACGTTCCCGACAAGTGGCTCCGACTCATCCCCCTAATCGAATCCGAATACCAATTCACCAAGTAAAAACAACGAAAGGAACACGACAATGTTCGGACAACCACAACCACAGTACGGTTACCCGCAGCAGGGGTACGGCTACCAGCAGCCCCAACGGCAGCCAGCCCAGTTGAGTTCGCTCGGCGACCTGCTCGCCGGCAACAGCGCCAAAGCGTACTTCGGCGCGAACAGCCAGCCCGGAGACTCGGTGACCGGCGTCATCGAAAAAATCGAGACCACGCAGGTCAACGACTTCCAGACCAAGCAGCCCGCCTTCTGGAACGACGGACGCCCGAAGGAGCAGATCCACGTCATCGTCCAGACCCAGTTGCGCGACCCGAGCGTGGATGACGACGACGGCCGCCGTTCTCTCTGGATCAAAGGCTGGGGCATCCAGCTCAAGGCGTTTCGCGATGCCTGCCGTCAGGCGGGCGTGAAGATCCCGAAGCCGGGCGACACCATCACGGAACGGTTCGTGGGTCTCGGCCAGCGGGGCGACGCGCCCCAACCGCCGAAAGTGTTCGAATTCCACATCGAACCCGCGTCCAGCGTCAACAGTCTCGTCAACGGAAGCCAACCCCAGCAGCCCGGCATGCAGCAAGCCCAGCCGACATACCCGCAGCAACAGTACGCGCCACAGCAGCCCCAGCAGGCCCCGAATCAGGGATATGCGCCGGCTCCGGTCGACCCATGGAACCCGCCGGCACAGGCGCAACCCGCTCAGCCGGTACAGCTCGGCCAACCACAGGTGGATCCGATGAAGGTCAACCAGCTGAAGGCCATGGGTAAGCCGCCGCAGGAGATCGCTGCCCTGTTGGGCGTGCCGGTCGAAGCGGTCACCGCCGTCACCGACCAGGCTCAACCCCAATACCACGGGGGCTCCGAACAGATGCCGGAAACAGGTGAATTCTAATGGACGAACTGCTGAAACATTTGCAGAACCAGTGGATCGAGCTGATGAAGGACATGGATTCCCTCGCCTCCGACCAGGCCGGTTTTTTGTGACGTCGATTCGGAAAGCCTGCAGCTCATGAGCGTGAGGCTCGTGCTCCTGGGCTGGCACAAGAGCAAGGATTCCGACAAGGACTGAGTCCAGTCCCGACCGCCGTAGCCGTATCCAAGCGGCCCGCACGAATGCAAAGGCGTGCACGGCACCACACATATTCACATCACGTCAAAGGAGTTCCAGGAATGATCGACATCTACGGATACGCGGCAGCCGCACCCATGTACCGTGCTGCCGGCTGGATGCAGGTCATCCCCCTGCCCGAAGGCCGCAAGACCCCGCCGCCCAGCGGTTTCACGGGACGCAGCCGCAAACCCGTCACCGACGAACAAGTACAGGTCTGGTCTCAGGCGACCCCGAACGCGAACACGGGAATCGTCATCCCCGAAGGCGTATTGGTGTTGGACATCGACGCCGCACAAGGCCATCAGGTCAAGGCGGACGGGGCGAAAGGCATCAGCGAGCTCTCGCAGGAACTGGGCGTATTGCCGGCCACGTGGAGCAGCACGGCGCACGGCATCGACAGTCCGGCACGCCACCTGTTCTACAAGGTGCCCGAAGGCCTCGCGTGGAAGGGCGGCGCCATCGAGGGAGTCGACATCCTGCAGCCCGGCCACCGGTATTCCGTGGTCTGGCCGTCGATCCACCCGAGCGGCGAAATGTACTGCTGGTACACGCCAAGCGGCGCATTCGCCAGCACACTCCCCCACATCTCGGATCTGGCGACACTGCCATGGAAGTGGGTGGACTATCTGCGCAAACCCGACAATATGTCGAACCCGAAGGAATTAAAGTGTTCGAATTCGAACACTTTAACCCCCTCGAATCCGAGGGAATACGACGACCGCATGTGCAAGGCCGTCAACACGTTCCTCAACAAGACGCTCGCCAACCCGGCAAGCAAAGGCTCAAGGCATGACACCACGCTGCAGGCCGTCTGGGCGTTGGTTAACTTCGCGCAGGAGGGACACCGGGGGGCTCTCGACGCCATCAGCCAATTGAAGCCACGGTTCATCGCCGAGGTGGCCCCCGACCGTCAAGGCAAGGAGCGTGAGGCGGCACGCGAATGGGCCAGCATTCTCAGTGGCGCGATGGAGAAGGTCAACGGCGTGCAATCGCATGTGGATCCGTGCGAGCAGTCGAAAATCGAACGCATGACGCCCGGCGAGTTCGACGAACTCACCCAAAACGCGGCTGCGAGTCAAATGGAGGAAAGTCACCCGGAAGCAGTTCAAAACACTGGAACAATGCCGGTTCAAGCCGGTTCAACACCCGTCGCATCGGTTCAAAACGGTTCAATGGAAAGTCACGAGGCAAGTAAAAACGCCTCCTCCAGTTGGCGGTTCGAAGACCTCACCCAGTTGGCGTCCGGCGTCGAACTGCCGCCCACGCCAACCGTGTTCCAACGCGAGGACGGCCAAGGACTCTTCTACCGTGGCGCGGTCAACGACCTGCACGGCGAACCCGGCTGCGGCAAAAGCATGATCGCCCAGATCGCCACCGCCCAGGAACTCAGACAGGGACATGACGTGATCTATATCGACTATGAGGATTCCGCCAGAAACGTCGTCAAGCGTCTCCTGCTGCTCGGCGTGACCGGCGAACAGATCGTGCAGCATTTACACTACGTGCGGCCCAGCGCCAAGCCGAGCAGCCCCACCAGCCTCGACGGCTGGAAGGAAACCCTCGACTACGCGGACACGGCCACGCTGGCCATCATCGACGGCGTCACCAGCTGCCTCGCCTACGCCGGCCTCGACAGCAACAGCGGCGACGACATCGCAGCCTGGTACAACACCATGCCACGACTCATCAGCGCCTGTGGGCCAGCAGTCGTACTCATCGACCACGTCGTCAAAAGCAAGGACAACCGGGGCCGCTACGCCGGCGGCAGCATGCAGAAACTCGCACTCATCGACGGCATCAGCTACTCGGTGGACATGACCAAACCGGTCGGCAAGGGCGTGCGTGGCACCATCGTCATCAAAAGCGGCAAGGACCGAATCTCGGAGATCGAGGAGCATTGCGCCGTCAACTGGAGCAACGGCTCACACCTGCGCGAAGCCGCACGCATCGAAATCAACAGCACGGACCCGAAACTCATGCGCGTCACCATCGCACGACCGAACATGATGCCCAGCGAAGACCGACAGGCGAAACGCGACGACTTCCGACCCACCGGACTGATGGAACGCATCAGCCGCATGCTGGAGGACTCACTCGAAGAACCGAACCAGTCCGAACTGTTCAAGGCACTGAAGGAAGACGGTTCCGGAGCGCGTACCGCCGTCATGAGCAAAGCCGTGAGCCTGCTCCTGCAGGAGGGTTTCGTTTCGAACCGCTCTGGACGCAACAATCGTTCGATATTCAAATCCGTCCGACCGTACCGGCAGATAGACGACCCGAAATCCGACGCTATGTGGACCGTATGAGCAGGGGAGGCGAGTGAATTGGATGACGAAAACCACCTCGAAATCTAGATTTTTCCCGTTTTTCCCAGTTTTTCCGAGTTTTTCCCGGAAAAACTGAGCCATCGAGTCTAGTTTTCCCCACACTCCCGGACACACTACGTGTGTGTCCGGGTGTGGGGAAAAAACTACGGCTCGCCCCTCCGGAAAGACCAAAAACACCCCTCAACGACACTAGATTTTCCCAAACCAAAGGAGCCCAAAATGTCACTCACATTCAGAGAGCAAATCGAAGAGACCGCATGGGAACTCGGCAACGGCGAAGGCACAGTGCCCGACCTGCGTCAGCGGTTCGACGACAATCCCGACACTCCGAACTTCGACCCGGCCAAGGCATTGGAGATGCTGCACATCCTCCAAATCGTCAACTACAGGCAAGTCCCTCAGCATCGAGGCAGACCAGCCCGCAGCCATTTCCTAAAACAATCCGAATACTCGGTACTCGATTTTGACATTCCGAAGCCAATCCCCAAGGACGAGCGGGAACGCCAGACGCGGATTCAGTGGGCCAAGGACTTTCGAACCATCGCCGACTGGCTCGACGCGAACTGTTACACGACCGAAAGCGAGAAAGCATGAAAGAATCCGCACCATCCAATACCGCTGCGAGGATGTTGACACCAATCTGGTCGAAACCATCCCAATCGCCTCCATCAGCATCGACCAGTGGAGTCAAGGCCATCCCGACCTGTTCAACCTCGACCGGAGAGGCCATCACGGCCGCCGTATGCTCAGCGTACTCATCACCGCCTGCGAAGCGGTGCTGCATGAAATCCAGGACATCAAATGGGAGGACTGACCCCATGGCCGGACCGATTGACGTGATTCAACGGGCGCTCAGCGCACTGGCCTCAGCGGGATTGGGCAGCGAGTCGCCGGCAGAGGCGTATGTGCTCGGCTACCAGGCCGGCTGGCGGGAAGCGCTCGACCTGTGCATACGAATCGAAACGGCACTCAACGACGAAACGGGGGGAAACGAATGAGCATCATCAGCAGTGAAATCGAGGCGCAGAAGCAGCGTGACCCGTCGTACATCGACAGTGGCCTGCAGTGGGCGTGGGGACGAGGATACAAGGCCGGAGCGTCACGCGAAATCACCGAAGAGGAGATTGCCGCCGCCATGGCCGAAACCCGAAAGTTCATCACGCTCCCCGGCGCGTGGATGGAGAACATCATCAGAATCGCGTTCGACGCGGCAAGAAGAAAGGCAATGGAGGAGTGAGCAGGCCACGCGCCCGTGAACGCAAACCAGCATGGCTTCGCGCGTTCATCCCGAAGTCGAGTCCTCTTGTGGTCACTGTCTGCGAGGGGTGCGGCCTGTACATCATTCAGGATCGGGAGAGCGTGTGGGAGTCGTGGGATTACGGGTGTGTGGCGGGTGACGACCTGACCGTGGCGATAATCCTCGGCCGGCCGTTGACCCGCGTCACGTGGCTTCCCTCCGTCGGCCACCCGCTGCTCCGTAGCACCTGCGGAGATGCAGGCATCAGACCGGACGGCCAGTATCTGGCCATGCACATGTGTCATCTCGCCCGGATAAGCGTCAAACCGTTCAACCGCCGAACGGGAACGCCCGCCAGGCAAGCCATGGGGCGGGCCGAAACTGTCGAAGCAGGAGATAGCCGAATTCAAACGCATATGGAACATGCCATACAGCCGGCTCAAATACGAGAAAGCCCCAACCATGGTCGGCCAGGGCGATGAGAAGCAAGCATTATTCTAGCCGACCAGCCGGAAGGGGCCAACGTGAACTGCCAGAACTGCAAAACGATAACCGAAGAGGGATACTCACTGTGCGAGGCATGCGAGCTGCGTTTCGCCGGCACGCTCCTGCGACTCGCGCGAGACATCACGCCACTGCACGACTCGCTGGACGCCACCCTGCATCCGGGCGGCCATTCACCCGTGCGCATCCAGACCGCCACTCCACCGACTCCAATCAGGCTCGACGTGCTCGACCTCATCGACATGCTCGACGCCACGGCCCGCGAACTATGGCATCGTCTTGACGGAATCGATGCCTTGGACTGGCGCAAAGACAAACGCAACGAGGATCTGATGGCCACGCTCATCGCATGCGCCGGACATCCCAAACTCACCACGGTCGCGGACGCCGGCCTCTACATGCACGTCATCAACGACCTTGCCCGCAAGGTCGATACGGTTTTGGACCCGCCCGAACAACGCCGCGAAATCGGCACCTGCGAACTATGCGAGACCATGCTCACCGCAGGCGCGGCAGACCAGTGGGTCACCTGTCCCGTGTGCGGGAGGGGACAGCGAGCTCAGACGGTCAAACTGCGCCGACTCAAGACATTGTGTTGGGATGATTCCGAGCGAGGTTCGGCGGCGGACATCTCCAAGGCATTCGCCGTCTCGGGGCTCAAGGTCAGCCGTAAGACCATCACCACGTGGGAGCAGCGCGGCAAACTGCCCCGTCATGCGGATGGATACGCCTACTGCGACGTGTACCGGCTGCTCATCGGCTCCGATTTGACAAAATCCGTTAGGTGAAGCCATAATATGCAGTGGCAGAAGTGTCGAAAACCCAGCTCAAGTGGCTGGGTTTTCGCGTATCTATGCTTTGTTCTTGCGTGGCCTTCCTCCGCCGACACCACGTCCCGGACGTTGGGCGTTCCATTCATCGATGGTCTCAGGCAGCCAGCCCCGAGTGCGGCCTATGGTCGCGTCGGGTTCGGGGAGTTTGAGGTTGAGCAGGCCGCCGCTGGTGATGCCGAGGCGTTCGGCGACCTGTTTGACGCCGAGGTATTCAGTCGTCATTGTTGCCTTCCTTGCCGTTGATGATTCCGGCCGCAAGGCCCATGATTCCGGCCGCGAGACCGAAGCCGCCAGATACTATCGGGCTGTCGGATAGCGCGCCGCCCAAGGCCATGGCTCCGAACGTCAGGGCCACGATTCCGAAAATCAGTGATGTTCTCATGATGTGTTTCCGATGAGATAGGATTGGCGGGGAGGTTCCGGCTAGTAGGGTTAGCCGGAACCTGTTTTACTTCTTGTGCTTCGGTCTTCGTCTGATTGCGATGATTATGGCTATCGCGGCGAGGACGTTGGCGATGATGCCGTTGATGACATCGAACCAATCCTTTGGATTCATCGGACCTCCTTTCTGCTGGCATATCTATAGTAACACAATAACTATAGATATGCAAGCCGAGGACACCAAGACACGCCAACGGACACAATGACTGCGAGGCACACATGAGCTGGCGAGTCTGCTCGACACCCGGATGCCCGAACCTCATCGAGACACCGGCACGCAAATGCGACGCCTGCACCCGAGCCCAACGGGACCGCACCCGTACCCGAGGCCATAACCCCTACGGCACCAAGGGGCACCAATCATTCCGCAGGCAAGTGCTCGCACGAGACCCATACTGCACATGCCCCGGCGACTCCGGACGCGGAGGCTGCGGCAAACACCACGGACTCTGCGGCAATCCAAGCACAATCGCAGACCATTACCCATACGAAAGAACCGAACTCATCGACATGCGACTCAACCCCAACGACCCGAAGTTCGGACGAGGCCTATGCAAACAATGCCACGATGTAAAAACCGGCAAAACAAGACCAGCAGGCTTCAACACCAGACAATAAACAGGAACACTGTGCATCACGACAAAAACAGCCGGCAACACCCCCAGGGGGGGTGGCGGTCTGGATGCGCACGGGTGAATGGCCGC